GCACCGAGGCTTTTGTCGGCGCAGTCTTCCGTCTCGGCGCTCATCGGCTTTGTTCCTGAGGGGGGAGTAGGGGTTCGTCCACCGGTTCAAAATACGGGCTGTCGCGGTCGAGCACCTCACCGCAGCAAGCTGTCTTCTCCCCAGCTTCACGCCAGCAGAACGGGCAGCACGCGGCGGGCTCGTCAGGCGCATTGGCTGGGTCGAATGGGTCGGGGCGCCTCCACCATTCGCGGTGCTGGCGGAACTCTTCGGCGTCGGCCTTGTCGTTGGTAGTCCAGTCGCGTTCGCTCATGCGGCCTCCGGTTCGCGCTCGCACTCGGCGCACATGGGTTGGAATAGGTCCTGCTGGGCTGGATCGATGTAGCGCGGGCCGGTGTCGTTCCAACCCCAGCCGTGCTTTGCCTTGGCGCGTGCTTCCAGCTCGTTCAGCCAGTCGCCCCACTCGGGATAGATGGCGGCGGCTTCAATCCGCTCGGCGGCGGTCTGCATGGTCCCACACATGCACTCGCCAGACCGGCAGAGGGCCTTGGCGACGGGGTTGATGGGTACGCCCTTGGCGGCGAGATAGTTGTCTCGGTCCTCGGCGGTCCAGTCGTGGCAAATGTTGAACCAGAGGTTCCCCTTATCCATCCGCTCCCGCTTGAGGTTCACGCGCCGATTGTCGCTCTCCGACGCCCTGGCGCCGTTGAGGAGCATCACCCGGATGTTGGGTTGCCGCTTGCGGATCAGACGCGAGATGGCCGCCCGGAAGGGGTCGGCTTTCAGGATGCGATACGAGAAGTTGTGAGCGCCGCGACCCTTGCCGAAGAACCCCTTGCGCATGACGTATCGCTCGTAGGCGTCGCCAGCGTCCGCGATGGCGAAGTCCGCCTGACGCGAGCCGTAATAGTCGGTCACATGCTCGGTCGTTTGGCGGATGCCAGTACCAGTCCTGCCATGAAGGATCAGGGTGATCGGTAGGCCGATTTCTTCCGCGACCGCATGGGCGAGGGCGCTGTCCCGTCCACCCGACACCATCGAGACGATATGCGTCGGCTGGTGGTCGGCGATGGTGGCCTGCATCATCTCGGCGGAAGCCTTCACCAGGCCCTTGGCGTGCTCTGAAAGCGCCGGACGGATGATCGGCAGATCGGCTTCGCGGAAGAGGCTGCTCATTCCCCGCTCCCCTCACCGCGCGAGGCCCTCAGGTCGTCAGGGCGAGTTCCCGGAAGGACCCCCTTATCTTCCCCTCCCCCTTCCGCCTGGGCGAGGGACTGGCGGGCGTCTAAGGAGGCTTGTGCCAACATGGGCGAGCCCGCTTTCCGGGCTTCGCTTTCCAGTACATCGGCGGCGGTCCTCAACCCCTCCGCCGCCTTTCCCAGGGCCTCTTGAGAGGCGCGGAGGGCGGCTTCTGCGGCGTCCTTCCGCTTGCGCCATTCATCAGCGACGGTTTGCTCGACGTAGGCGTTTTCGTAGTTGTCCTGCACGGCGCTATGCCAGAGGCGGCGCGTTTCCCACCAGCCATGAGGGCCATCGAACGTCGCCGCCATGACCGCCAACAGGAACTCCGCCCTCGCTTGGGCGGCTTCTGCGGCTTTCCGTTTGTCGATTTCGTGCTGGACCAGCTTCACCCATTCCATCCGGCTGATGTCCCAGCCTTCCTCAAGCTGATCGGCCAGGGCCGTCAGTTCCGCTATCCTTGCCTTGTCGGCGAGGCGTTCGGCTACCAACTCCACGACCTTTGCCTCTAAGGCGCGATGGACGGTAGCGCCCTGATCCTTGGCGAGTAGGAAGCCCTCGCAGATGATGCCGCCCAACTCGTTGCGGGTGATCAGGCACATTTCCGGGTAATCCGCCGGGCTCGTGCGGTCGTCCTTTTCGCAAAGGTCTTGCCACTCGCGGTCGGCCAGCAATGTTAACGGGCCGGGTCCTTCCGCCGCCACTTTCGCAGCCGCTTCGAGATCGTCGGAGGGGGTGGTCGGGGTGGTCATTGGGGGTGGTCCTTGAGGGCGGGGTCGCGTTCAATTCCGTTGCTATCCAGCCAACGCTCTGTGTGCCGGTCGCCCGTGTCACAGTCGTCAGCATCGCAATGGGACTGAGCCAGGGTCGCAACCCATGCCGGGATTGAAGGGTCGATGGTGCGGTCATAGGCCATCGACCGGCCGCACTTCTCGCAACGCAGGGTCAGAGGCTCACCCACGGCTTCCATCCTCCGTCCTGGGGGTCGGGGCTTGGTGTAGGGCGGTGCTGGACGGCTGGTCGTCTTTCAGAAGGCGCACGATCCAACGGCGCATCCGCTCCCAGCGAGCACGCGGCGTTTCCGGGTAAGCGGACCCCTCGTCGTTCTCCCACATGATCTCGCAGGCGAGCGGGTGGGCGACGCCAAACAGGCTGGCGACCGCCTCGTGATCTTCAGCATCGACATTCTTCAGGTCGGTTCCGCGCGCACGGCCGACCGCACCAAGGGTACAAAATGCGCCATCGGCTTCAAGGTCGTTGGAAACCAGCTCGGGCGCAGGCAACGCGTCTAGGGCGGCAAGGGCTTCGCGCAGAAAGGCTTGCCCCCGCTTCCCCCGGATTGAACTAGCCACGGCTCCGCGCCAGCGGATCAGCGTCCACTGGTCGTCCATGTCTTCGATGTATCCTGACCGGCTCACGTCTCCGTCCCCCCGGCGCTTTGGGTGGGGGCGGCGGCGATCATGGCGCGGTATCGGGGAGCCATCTTCACGTCGAACAACCGGCGCGGCGTTTGGCCTTCCGCCTTCATGCGCTTCCATGTTCCGCTCGGGGTTTCGTTCATGGCGCCGAACGCGGCCTTCAACATCGCCTCAGTCGGCTCGCGCGGCACGAGGACCCAGCCTTCAGGCGTCCTCCACCCCTCATCCTTGGGGGCGGTCAGCCAGCCGTGCTCCGTGGGCTTGGCGTCCCCGAGATTGGCCGCGAACGCGAAGAGGTCGGGCGCGAGTTCCCGCACGGCCATCATCACGCCGTCCGCCTGCGCCTCGGAACAGAACCGGGTGGCCTTCGCTGCGTCCTGGGTCCAGTGGAACTCATCGCGGCCCAAGTGGCGGGTGGCGAGGTAGCGCTGGCCGGGCGCTTCAATCAGCCATGCAAAGTCGGTCATCCGTGCGCGTCCTCTTGCTGGCGACACCAAGCCGCCTCATCCTCGTTGGCGAAAAGCTCATCGACGGCCTTCCACGCGGCTTCCCAGCGGGTGGACCATCCGGGGCCGCCTCCGGTCAGATCGCGGTGCTCCTGACGCAGCGAACGCACGTCGGAGAGCGCCTCCTTGAACTCCAGGAACTCCTCGCCGGGCTCATCCTTGGGGGCGGGGGTCGGGAGGGCGAGGATGGCGTCGGCTTTGACGAGGGCGGCCTTTTGGCGTTCGGCCAGCATGATCTGCGCGACGGCGACGCGACCCTCGGTGGCGCTTCCCCATCGAGCCGTGGCGAACACCTCTAGGTCGATGTCGAACGCTTCCGCGTCAATGATCCGCGCCACCGCCTCCCTATCCGGCTTCCACCCCTGAGAGAGGTGGGCGCGACGGTTCCAAAGCTCGATGACGTGTTCGGGCTCAACGTCAGGAACGTCACCCCGGCAGATCATGTGCTGGACGCCGCAATCCCGGCAGTAGATGGCGATGCCGGTTTCAGGCCGACCGTTGAAACAGTTGGTGTAGCCCTGGCGAGTGTCCATCTCGGCATCGCCACCGCAGAACGGACAGGGCTCAAGCTCTACGGCTAGGACGGGGTTGGTGGGGTCGGTCAGCCGCTCTACAGCCTCTTGATCCTGGGGGGTCATTGGGGCGCTCCCGTAGCTTTGGCGATGGCGGCGTCCGCGATCTCGTAAGCGTCGCACCGGTCCTGGGCGCTCATGCCGTCACCGCTGAGCATCCCGGCGAGGCGTTGCAGCGCCTCCAGCAGCGCAGGCGCGGCGGCGATCAGGCGGGCGTTGGCGGCGCACTCGGCGGTGGCGTCATCTGGAAGGCCTGGCAGCCACGACACGTTGCAGATGGACCGCCCCATGGGTCGGGCCACGACGGGCCATCCGACGACACTTGACGGGCTGGCAGCGGCAATCCAAGGCCCCGGAGTGAAACTGGTCATTGCTCGCCGTCCTGGGGGATGGGGGTGAGGTCGGAGGCGCGGGCGGTGTATGGCATGGTGCCATCTGGAGGGCGGACCCAGAGCCAATCTCCGTGGACAGCCTCAACGAGGTAGCAAATGTCCTCGTGGCCTCTCGCCCGATCCCCCTTCTTCCACTCGTACGGGGCCGGGGTGTGGGTGGCGATGTCTTCGGCCTCGATCCAGACCCAAAGCTTGGGAGGAAGGCTGACCCGAAATTTAGCCGAGCCGCTAGGTCGCGGGACCATGCCGTTGACTGTCGCCCGCACCGTCACTTCATCGCCGGGCTTGATGGCTTTGGGGTCGATCACTGTTCTTGCTCCGTCACGTTGGCGATGTTCAGGCCCAGGGCTTGATCAGCCAGGACCAGCACGCCCGTCAGGACGCTCGCGATCCAAAGGGCGATGATGATTTCGGTGATGCGGCGGTTCATGCGGAACGCTCCCGAACTTTGCCGTCGAAGCCGCGGGTGCGGGACTTGTCGAAGCCGCGCGACTGAAGCCGGCTGGCGGACTGGCCTTCCGTCTCGCGACGCACGATCCGCGCCGCCTTGGCCTGGACCTTCCGGTCGATGGCGGTTTTCGCCACATGGCAAGCCCGGCATTTTCCGAGCCAGTTGCCCGGCTCATGCTTTCCGCCGATCCCCAGGCTGATGACGTGGTCGATCTCGAACTTGCCAGCCAGGGGTTCCTCACAGGCCGCGCAAAGCCCTTCCTGGGCCTCGTAGACGGCTTTGCGCTGGGCGGGGGTGAAGGACTTCCGAGCCTGGATCTCAACGACCTGGGCGCGCAGCTCGGCAAGCTTGGAGGCGATGGGCTGGCGCATCAGGCGGCACGGGCGGGGCTACGAACCCCGCCCGCTCCCTTGCTGCCACGGTTGTTGGTTTCCAGCATCGCCAGGAAATCATCGGCGAACCGCTCGTACAGGCTGGGCGCGACCTCGGTCAGGATGAGATGCACCACGTCATCGAACAGCTTCTGAAACTCAGGCTGCTCCATCTTCTCAAAGGCCCAACTGCGGGGCGCTTCGTAGGACTTCCCGAATCCAAGCGGCAGGCTTTCAACGTGGCCGGTACGCACGGTCAGCCAGGTCCGCAGGGCGTGCTCACTGACGCCCGTGGGTGTGGCCTGGGCGGTGAAGCGGATCAGGCGAAACAGGAACCGATGCTGCGGAAGCGAGCGCGGGTGGCGCACGTCCACCATGAACGCCTTGGCGCGGGACAGCGCGTTCAGATCTTCCTCGGCAAGCTGGTCGCTGGCCTGGAGACTGACGCCGCACGCGGGGCAGTCATGGACGTGCATGAGGAGGGTTTCAGCCATCAGCGCACACGGATCATAAGCGTGGGGGCGTTGTTCGACAGGGTGCAGCCGCGAACGACCTCCCCCGCCTCCAGCGCGGCCTTGATCGCGGCCTTGTCGGGCTCTCGCTTCACGCGCACCAGGCGGTCGGGCAGCAATTCCAGATCGGGCTCGCCTTCGACCTTCACGCGGCCCGCGACGATGGATAGCGTGGCCTCCGGAAGCGGCATGGACCGCTGGCCCATCTCGTTGAGGAAGTGGAACAGGGCCAGCCGGGCGCGCTCCTGGCGTTCGGAGAACACGGAGGCGCGGGCCTTGTAGGTGTTCGCCAGACCGTTGCAGGCAGCCTCCTGGGCGCCCTGCTCGGCAATCCACCGGACCACCCGGCGCGCGGCCTCCACAGCCTCGGTTTCGCCGTCCAGGGTGTCGGTGAAGGCTTGCTCGTCATCGCCGCACAGATCGCGGATGCGGGCGGCCAGGCCGGCGACTTCGCGGCCTTCCTGGCGAAGGTCTTGGAGGGCGTCGCTCATGCCGACACCAGATCGGCCAGCTTGTCGAACAGCACCTTGTAGAGGTCCGTCAGTTCCACGAACCGCTCGGGCTCCTTGTCGTCCAGCATCCCGCGAAGCTGCTCCCCGCGATCCCACGCCTTGCGCAGTTCGTCGGGGGTCTTGGCCGCTCGCATCGTGCCTTCCAGCACCTTGCTGCGTTCGATCAGGCTGATGGGTGCAGCGCCGGTCGCGGGGGCGATGCGGGTGTCAGTCTGGGCCGGCTTCGGAGCTGTCGCGGCGGCGTCACGGACAAGCAGCGCCTCCAGCTTCTTGCGCGAGGCCTCGGTGAAGACGTGCGTGCGGCCCTTGGCCTCCAGATCGACCCAGGGCGAGGGCAGATGGTAGAGGTAGCGCCCGATGCCCCAGCGCACGGCGGCGCGCTTGAAGGCGTCGGACAGAGCGCCCTTTTCCTTCTCGACGTCGGTGTCACCGGCGCCATCGGCTTTCCAGATCCACTCGTCACCGACCTTCAGGCCGATTTCGCAGACGGTCTTGCCGTTGGCGTGTGGATAGCGGCATTGCCAGCCGGCAGGGCTGCACACGTCGTCAAGCCGCTCCATCACGTCGCGGGCGTCGATGAATGCCAGAGCCATGCCCTTAGACTTGTCGCCTGTGGTGGAACCCACCCGCCAGGAGACGAGATGCGCCGGGAAGGGCGCGGCCAGGCGTTGGAAAATATCGCCGCTCATGCTACTGTCTCCAGGCGTTGCCGAGCCGCCGCACGGGCGTTTTCCTCGGCGGTGTTGAGGGTCAGGTGAGCCCGCAGGATCGCGGCTCGGGTGGCGCCTAGGGCGTCGCGGATCGTGTCGAGATCGCCGAACGGAACGCAGTCCTCGGCCAACTCTCGGACCACCCGCAAAGCCTCTTGAACGGCGGATTGATCGGTTTCGGAGAGCTTCACAGTCCGACCCCCAACGCGACCACGACAGCGACGAAGCCGGCCAAGACCAGCCACCAGCTTGATCGGTCCTTCTTCGGAGGAAACTGCTGGACAGCATTTGCCCAGACCTTTCCCATGGGGTTCCACATGGCCTCGTCGGAAGGGGAGATGTGGTGTTGAACGAAGGTGGGGCGGGGGGTCACGGCTGCACCGCCAGGGCGCGAACCGCCAGCATGACCTCGATCTCGCCCGTGGGAGCCGCAGCGATGGCTTCGTCCATCTCCCGGCAGGACTTGTCGTGATCGGCGATGGAGGTGTCGTGGGCTAGTTGCAGGGCGTCGGCCAGGGCTTCAATCTGCCTAGCTAGGTCGGAGCCGATGCGGTCTTGGCCGGGGATGGCCTCGATCTGGCTGTTGATGGCAGGACCAGCCGCGGCGCAGACGTGATCCAGAATGCCCCCGGCCTCACGGATCAGCGCGGCGGCACGGTTCAGGCGGTCGGCAGCGTCTAGCGCGCTCAGGACATGGCGGCTCATCACAGCCTCCGAAAGTCAGGTTCAAGGGGATTGGCGCGGCGGAGGTCTTCGGCCTCTTCGCGCTCGGCTTCGGCCTCGTCAGCGCAATCGACGCAGATCAGGGTCAGGCCGGGGCCTTCTTCGCAGCCGTCATCGGCGTCGCAGAGTTCATCGCAGACGTGGCAGAGGAACAGGCTCACAGCCGCTTCCCCTTCCAGCTATGAGCGATGGTCACGAGGGACGGACCCTCATCTCCGCTCATGGTGGCGAGGCCGACGTGGGACGGCTTCATCATCCCGGCCAGTTCCCGGTCGATGTCGTCCAGCGTGCGGCGGCGCGGAGCGGTCTGCGCGGCGTAGGCGCTTTCAACGGTTTCAGGATGGGGGTTCGCGTCGAAGGGCATCACGCCACCTCCGAGCCGAACTGGTCGAACCAGCCAGCGGCGATGCCGTGGTGCGGGGTGAAGGTGTACTTCTTGCCGCTCTTGGGGTTCCAGAGGCGGTAGTCGTCGGGGCGATAGTCGCCGGGGGTCGGGATGGCCTCGACAACCTCCAGAACGAGGAAGCCGACCTTGACCGTCTCGCCGGGGGTCCAGTCTTGCTTGGTGCGGGTGATCATCTGGGTTCTCCTCGGGCGTGTTGCCCTGGTGTTGAACCCAACCTAAACGAACAATCGCAATTGGCAAGCACTATTTGTGCGATAATTCGCCTTGCGTCCCGTCGCAAATTAGGCCACCTATTTCGCATGACTGATTTCGCAGCGACCATCGAACGGCTTCGCGCCATCGCCTCGGTGAGGGGTGGCAAATTTGAGCTGCATCGTAAATCCGGTGTGCCCATGTCCACCATCCAATCCTTCGCCAAGCGCGACTGGACGCACAAAAATATCGAAACCATCGTGCGCCTGGCGGAAGCGGTCGAAAAGATCGACAGGGCCAAGGCATGAGCAATCCGCGTGCGATGGGTCTCTCCCCCGCGTCCGTGCGCGTGCTGGGCGATCCCAGCGTCAGGGAGGGCGGAAGGCATAACCCCCGCGCCGCTCTCCCTGAGATGGGGCGGCGGCATTGACCAATCCGCTATCTGATCGGATAAGTGGGGCGGGCGGGGATCGTGTGACGCGATCAACCCGCCCTAGCATCAGCTTTTAGGAGAAGCTAACGCCATGACGAAATATACAGACCGCCGTGCGTGGGTTCAACCCACATGAGCATCGACGCATATCACGAGTTCCTGGCCCGTAAGGCGATCACCGATCCGCCGACCGGCCTGACATCAAGCCCGGACCTTCCAGACCAGCTTTTTGCCTTCCAGCGGGACATTACAGCTTGGGCGCTGCGCCGTGGTCGCGCGGCTCTGTTCGCCGGCACGGGGCTGGGCAAGTCCTTCATGGAGCTGGCATGGGCCGATGCGATCCACAGGGAAACCGGAAAGGATATCCTGCACCTGGCCCCGCTCGCGGTGTCCGCGCAAATGGTGCGCGAGGCCGACAAATTCGGGATCTCCGCGCGCCAGGTCCGCACCGCCGCCGACTGCTTGGCCGGCACGAACATCACCAACTATCAGAAGCTTGAACATTTCGACCTGACCAAGTTCGGCGGGGTCATTCTGGACGAGAGCAGCATCCTGAAGTCCAGTAATGGCGCCTTTCGGAACATGCTGATTGAGCAATGTGCGCAGGTTCCTTTCCGGCTGGCCGCGACCGCGACGCCGGCGCCGAACGACTTTATGGAGCTTGGCAACCACGCCGAGTTTCTGGGGGTCATGTCCTACACCGATATGCTCGCCACGTTCTTCGTCCACGATGGCGGGGAAACGCAGGCGTGGCGGCTCAAGGGCCATGCGGAGGATGAGTTCTGGCGCTGGATGGCATCATGGGCTGTCATGCTCCGCAAGCCCTCCGATCTGGGGTATGCCGACGACGGCTATAACCTGCCGCCGCTCACCTATGAGCAGCACACGGTCGATGTCGAATATAGGCCATCCGCCGAGACGGGGTTCCTGTTCCCGATCCAGGCCGCGACGCTTGCCGAGCGGATATCTGCCCGCCGGGACACGGTAGCTGAGCGTGTGGCGCGAGCCATCAAGGTCACGCCCACTGACCGCCCATTCGTCTGGTGGTGCAATCTCAACGCTGAGAGTGAGGCGCTGGCGAAAGCCATCCCCGGCGCCGTCGAGACCAAGGGCTCCGACACCGACGAAGTTAAGGAACGCAAGATCATCGACTTCATCGAAGGTCGGACCCGCGTTCTCGTCACCAAGCCCGCCGTGTGCGGCATGGGCCTCAATTTCCAGCACTGTGCAGATTGCGGATTTATCGGCCTAAATGATAGCTGGGAGCAATTCTACCAGTCCGTCCGCCGCTTCTGGAGGTTCGGCCAGACCAAGCCCGTCACCGTCCACATGATCGCGGCGGAAACCGAGGGCGCGGTGGTCGCGAATCTGAAGCGCAAAGAAGCCGACGCTGACCGCATGGCCGGCGCGATGCTCAAGCACATGGCCGACCTGACTTCCCTCGAAATCCGTGGCGCCGTTCGTGATCGAGGCGACTATCGCCCGACCATGCCGCTCGCCCTGCCGAATTGGATTGCCGCATGAAAATCATCGAACACATCAAGGCCGTCGATCAGGTCATCACCGATGACTACGCCATTTACCAGGGCGATAGCTGCGAGCTGATCCGCGCCATCCCTTCGGAAAGCGTCCACTTCGGCGTTCACTCCCCGCCGTTCGAGGGCCTCTATAAGTTCAGCAACTTCGACCGAGACATCTCCAACAACGAAGGCGGGGCTTTCTGGGAGCACTACGCTTTCCTGATCCAGGAGTTGTTCCGCGTCACCAAGCCGGGACGGCTCCACAGCGTCCACTGTATGCAGCTTCCGACCAGCAAGACCCGCCACGGCTATATCGGGGTGCGCGACTTCCGGGGCGATATCATCCGCGCCTATCAGGACGCCGGCTGGATCTTCCATTCCGAGGTCTGCATCTGGAAGGACCCGGTGATTGCCCAGCAGCGCACCAAGTCCCTGCGGCTGCTGCATAAGCAGATCGTGAAGGACAGCGCCATGAGCGGGCAAGGATTGGCCGACTATGTGGTCACATTCCGCAAGCCTGGCGAGAATGACGAACCCATCGCCGGGGGTTTCGAGCAGTTCATCGGGACCGGCCTCGACATCTCTCGCCAGGCATATGCCAAGCACGCTGCTGAGACGGTCGCGGAAGGCCGCACGGCGTGGCCCTATGAGCAATGGGCGTCAATCCTCGTCTGGCAGCGGTACGCCTCTCCCGTGTGGTCTGACATCGACCCATCGCGGACCCTGCAATATCGAGGTGGGCGTGATCAGAATGACGAGCAGCACATTTCCCCGCTTCAGCTTGATGTGATCGAGCGGTGCATTGACCTGTGGAGCGCCAAGGGAGACACCGTCTTGACCCCGTTCCTGGGTATCGGCTCGGAAGTGTTCTGCGCGGTGGAGATGGGCCGCAAAGGCATCGGATTCGAACTCAAGCCGTCTTACTTCGCCCAGGCCGTCCGCAATCTGAAGGACGTCGGCAAGGTGGTCGTGGAAGCCCCGCTGTTTGCGACGGCAGGTGTGGCATGATCGAGAAGCTCAAGGGTAAGGCCGACAGGCTCGGGAGGGGATGATGGGCCGGCGCAAGGCATCAGACGACTTGGACGATGACGAGGTCTCGGTCTCATTCGAGGAAGCCGGCGTCAACCTTGACGACTACTACGCCGCTAACCCTGACAAGCGCCCGCCCGAGGCCCTGGTCCTACGCGAGCTGGCGAAGATGCAGGCCCGCTTTGCCGCCCGCCAAGCTCCAATCACAACTCAAGGGGACCTGTTCGCATGACATTTGCCCACAACGCCCAATCGCACAGCCCCACCCGTGGATGGTTAACACGGCTGGTCAAGGTTCTGTTCCCCGGAAAGCCTCTTCCTGAACTGACCGAGCTGGATCGCGCTCGTATGGACCGTGTAGCCGCGGCAGACCTCTACGTTGACGCCTGCCGACGCAACGACACCCGAGATCAAAACACCTACCTCCACCAGTTCATGAAGGCCACGAACCGAGTTCTCCACATTGAGATGGAGGGGGGGGCGTGAAGCGTCCGTCCAAGTTCGGGAACGTCGTCACCGAGGTCGATGGCTTCCGCTTTGCGTCGAAGAAAGAGGCTCGCCGGTATGGAGAGCTTCGACTGCTGGAGATGGCCGGCGAAATCCGCGACCTGAAGGTTCAGCCCCGGTTTCCGTTCAAGATCAACGAACACTCGATCTGCACGTATGTGGGCGACTTCAGCTACTGCACCCGGCCCGAGCCCGGAGCCCAGAATGTCGGCTCCTTCGTGGTCGAGGACGTGAAGTCGGAGATCACCCGAAAGCATCCAGTTTATCGCATCAAAGCCAAGCTTTTCAAAGCGATCTGCGGCTTTGAAATCACGGAGGTCTGACCGTGGCGACAGAACCTGATCCGCTCCTGTCCATGCTCATGACCTTCGCCGACCACTATGGCCGCGCGCCGACGCCGGAGGAGGTCCATGCCATGGCCGACTTCAGGCAAGCTGGCGGCATCGGGCGCCTATGTGCGGCCCTGACCAAGGCGACGGACAACTACATCGGTCGCAAGGCCGTCAAGCCGAGGGCTGCGTGATGGCCTGGTCCGACAACACCGTGTCCGCCCGGCGCTTTGGGCTGGACGACTACGAGTTCCGCTTCGTGCAGGAACGCGCTGAGAAGGGCCAGCCGGCCCCTGCCATCGCCAAGATGCTCGGGCGTCCTGTGGGCGTCGTGCTGCCCTTCATGCCGAAGGTGGAGCTAACCGCCAACACCATCCTCCCGGAAGCGCCCAAGCCGAAGATCATGGCCCCCCCGCCGAAGGTGTGGCGCCCATCCTTCCCCACGGCGGTCAGGAAGGTGCTGATGGCTGTCGCCCTGAAGCATGGGGTCAAGCTATCCGAGATCGTCAGCGACAAGCAGCACAGACACATCTCCAGAGCCCGCCAGGAAGCCATGTGGGAGCTTCACCAGCTCGGCAAATACAGCCTGCCCATGATCGGCAGATACCTCGGCAGGGACCATTCCAGCGTTCACCACGGGATCGCCGCCCATGCCACGCGGTCGGGTTGCCCACAGCCGGTGCGGAAACCTGGGGGCAACCCCTGGAGAAGTCACCTGACCGCAGGGGACGAAGCGGCAGAGGTAGTATTGTAACGGGCATGGGACCGCTTGCCGTAGCACTCAAGAACATGCTCGCCGCCGGGATGGATCACGGCGACGTCGTGCGAGCTATTGCCGAGATGGAAGAGGCGTTCGCATCTGCGCCTGAACTTTCGGCGCGCCAGGCTCGAAACCGTCGCTACTACGACGCCAAGCAGCGTCTTAAAGCGTCTGAAAAGCGTCTTAATTCAGACGCCCAAGAGAACCCCGCCGAAGCGTCTGAAAGCGTCTTAAAGCGTCTTAAAGCGTCTGAAATTAAGACGCCCCTCGCGCGCGTAAGAGATATAAACTCTAACTCAGAGATAACTGGAATACTCTCTCCCTCTCTCGCGCAGGAATGGGCGGGCGTTGCACTCGCGGATTTGGCGAGATCTTCCGGCATCGCGTCGATCCATGACCTCCGGGCGGCGATGAACGGGAAGAACCCGTGTTCCCTGGACGACATCGAAGCCGGTGTGAGGGGTGCGGCGGCCTGGTCGCTAGGCCGTCACGGACCCGGCAGCATGACCAACTGGAGGCTTGCGGTTCGGATGGCCGGCGAGGCTCGGGACCGGCGGCAGGCTGGGGCGCCGGATGTGGTCGATCTCGCCCAGCACAGGGCCACGGGGCCGCCGGGAGGATCGTTCTCAGCCCAGCTAGGGGCCGATCAAGCCGAAGCCCGCCGCCGTGTCCTCGAAGGATCGTGAAATGGCCAAATCGAACGAAATCATTGAAGCCATCGAAGCCCTGGCGGTCCATTGCCGCCCCCCGCTGATGAGCGTTGAGGACCGCACCCGCTGGCTTCGGGGCTGGGTCGAGGATCTGGGGGAATACACCATCGAGGCGGTCAACCATGCGTGCCGGAAGTGGCGGCAGGGCGAGAGCGCGAAGTTCCCCACGCCAGGCCAATTGCTGCCCCTGGTCCGCTCTGTGGCGAAGGTCGATAACTCCGGCGGGAAGGTCCATCCGTGGCGGCCGATCAGCGATGACGAGTATCGCGACCTGACCGTCAAGGAGAAAATCCGTCACCTCCAGATCGTCTCCCACAACATCAAGGGCCTCCACGGGCCGATGTACAGCATGACCCTAAAGCGCCAACTGACGCCCGATGAGATGCCGCCGCAATGGCATGAGGCCCAGGCGTCGGCCAAGCGGATCGGAGGGGAGATCAAGCGGCTTCGGGAGATCGTGCTGAGCGCACAGGAGCGCGCCGCATGACCAGATCCGAAGCTCTAGAGGCTATCGCGAGGGGGATTGGCGATGCAGTTCCGATCTCTGCTCGCTTGACCAAAGGCCAGCAGAAGCGGGCCGCCCAAGCCGCTCTCCAAGCCCTAGAGGAAGGGGGAGTTTTGCTGTCGTTTGAAGAGGATGGCTCCGCCCGGGACCACGCCCAATCGACCACAGTGGCGCCGCCCTCCGGGCTGGCTGGTCACACAAGCCCGGGAGCCGAGTGATGGAAGCCTTCGCGGTCTTCGCGGTCTTCATCGGTGTCTTAGCGGTTGGTTTCGTCATGGCTTCCTATCGAAGTCCGCCAGAGCCAGCCGTGTCGACTGAAGTTGTCCCGATCATGGTTAGCTATTGGGAGCGGGAGCGGGAACAAAGTCGGCGCAAAGCCGAAGCGTGGCGCTGGTGGCGGGCGCTGAACGGTCTCTACGTCGCCGACCTTGAGGCCAACCCTCCCGCCTCCACCCTGACCATCCATCGTGGAACGGACGGACGATGGTATGCCAGCGAGTACGATGGCGTTCGTGTCGATGTGCACATTTATCATTTTGGGCGTTTTGACCTTGGGCCGCCATCCGGCCCGGTGGGCTATCATTCATGGCGCACGATAGGAGAGGCGGGCGGGTTTCTGTTCCGAGAACAGGCAGAGGCATTCCTGTCAGCTCACATGCGGGAAACTCAGACCGAGTTTGAGTTTGTGCCTCTCAAGGTCAAGTGGACACCTCAGGTCGTTCAACCGATCCGGGAGGACCAATAAACCATGACCTCTGTAGCCTCTCGCAAGCGCACCAAGCGCGACGCCAGGAAGATCGCCCCCCCGCCGAAGCCCGACGCGGCCAACAACAACGCCCCCAAGGCCCCGCCGAAGCGCATGGGCGGCATCGACTGGCTGATCAGCAAGAAGCGCGTGAACCGCCTCCAGGCCGCCGCAGGGAAGCGGTACGGCGTCGATGGCCGGCTGTCGGCTGTCTCAGGCCTCGCCCCGCTCCGATCCTGCCTCAACGACGATCCACGAGGCTCGGGCGCCACGTCGCTTCCCATCGCGATCCAGGAGACCGACGCCAAGGCCCGGCTCGCCCACGCCCAGGTCGCGCTCAGCCTGCATCCCGGCATGATGGCCGCGCTCGAGCTGGTCTGCGTCCGCGACCTGACCCCCTGGGAAGCCCTGCCAGGCGCACCCCAGCGCGAGGTCGAGAAGATGACGACGGTGCTACTGGTTGCGTTGGATCTGCTGGCCGACCACTACAGGATGCGATAGGCGCTTTACGACTAACTAAAACCGTGCGACAAAAGCTTAAGGGCAGCGATTGCGCCAGATGCGCCGCGCCCGTATCCAGATTTCGCCGGGCCATCCGACCCCGCTCCCCTCGTAAAGCCAATACGGCTTCACCCCCATCGCTAACGCGGAACACCATCAGGCGGCAGAGCGCCGCGCAGCATCATCTCAACCGCAACGGACACAGGCCCGCTAATCCGAGTGGTCCTGCGTTCATAGTCGCGGATGCTCTCGCCGGGATCACGCCCAGCCAAACGCAGCGCACGCCCCATCTCTGAGGCGTGAAGCGGGCGACCGAACCCCCAGAGTTCTCCGAGGGTTCGACGGGCGGCGTAGAGTTCAGCGGGGGTCATCTGTTGCCCATTCGTGTTTACAGTACCGGCAACGCCAATGCGCGCTACCGTCTCCACGTCGTGGGGTTGATAAAAACCCCCTGCGGCAAGCCGGGCAGTATTTAACCGCCCGGATTAGCGCCCTGCTCGTTGTTAGACGGACCACACGTCACCCTCGCGGCTGGTGTGAACGAACTTCGGAGCCGCCGCGATTTCGGCCTGAACCAAGGCGCGGACCACTTCCATCGCCGCTTCCCAAGCCTGGGAGCCGAATTCGTGCTTGCTAACTTCGGCGCGGGCGATTTTCAGGGCTTGGCTGGTCATTTCGTTCGTCCTCATCAGGTGGGGCGCTGCCCCGTTCGTGAGAACCAACATACGGCAATCCCCCGTAAGGTCAACACCTAATTACGGGATTTATCCAGAAAGTTTCGGCGTTTCATACGGACGCCATCCCCCTTCGCGCCCCGACACAGACCCGCCAGCGCCTAGCGCATTACGCACAAGGTCGGTGAGCGCGAAACCTATCCCCCTCCGTCAGTTTCGGCATGAAAGGCCCTGACCCATGGCTACCGTTGGACAAGTGAACAAGGGCGGCATCAACGCCGCGCTCGGCTACACCGCCCCTGCCTCCTACGCGACCGGCGACGCTCCCGCCGTCACCGCCACCCAAGGCACCGACACCACCCCCGTCGTGACCGAGACCTACCTGGCTCGCGTGTTCATCCCCTGCAATGTGACCATCACCGGCCTGTCGGTCCTGAACGGCTCGGCTGTGGCCGGCAACATCACGATGGCCCTGGCCGACTCCAACGGCGTCGTGGTCGCCTCGACCGCCTCCACGGCCCAATCGGGAACCGCCGCCTATCAGCAGGTTGCGCTCTCGACCCCCTACGCCGCCAAGGGGCCGGCTGAGTATTTCATCCTGCTTCAGTGCAACAACACCGGCGCCCGGTTCCGCTCGCACCTTCTCGGCAACTTCAAGGCCGGCAAGCTCACGGGCCAGGTCTACGGCACCCTCCCCGCGTTCACGGTTCCGACCGGCTTCACCGCCAGCCTGGGGCCGGTGGCGAGCACGTACTAAGCCGAGGGGCTGAATGGCTAAGGGTAGACCCAGCGCATACACGCCCGAACTGGCGGCAAAGATCCTAGAGGAAATGACCTACGCTGACGGCGGGCTCGAAGAAGTCTGCGCACGCGAGGGAATGCCTTCGGATCGGAGCGTGTATCGCTGGATCGCCCAGCACGAAGATTTCCGTCAGGCGTACACGCAGGCGCGCGAGGTCATCGCCGACGTGCAGGCCTCCAGGGCGCTCCGAGACGCGCTGAACGCAACAGACGCATCGCTAGGCCGCCTGGCTTGGGATGCGCGCCGCTGGTCCGCCAGCAAACTTGCCCCGAAGAAGTACGGCGACGCCGTGCAGATGAAACACACGGACGCTGATGGCGGCCCGGTTCAACAGGTGATGCGTTGGGCGCAGACGGATTCGGAAGCCACGCCAGATCCGTCGAAGTCGTAGTCCCATACCTTCCCCGGAAGGTCTGGCTACCGTTCCACAACAGCTCGGCGCGGTGGCGTGTCGCGGTGGCCCATCGCCGGGCGGGAAAGACTGTCGCGCTCATCAACGAGTGCATTAAGGGCGCGATCACATGCACCCTGCCCAGCCCGCGCTTCAGCTACATCGCGCCGTTCCTCAATCAGTCGAAGGCCATCGCCTGGGACTATCTCAAGCACTACGCCGGGGCCATTCCGGGGACGACGTTCAATGAGAGTGAGCTTCGGGCTGATCTTCCGAATGGGGGCCGGGTTCGCCTCTATGGCGCTGATAATCCCAATGCTCTGCGCGGCCTCTACCACGATGGGGCGATCCTCGATGAGTTCGGGGACATGGACCCCACGGTCTGGACCGAGGTTGTACGCCCGGCCCTATCTGATCGCCGTGGGTGGGCGGCGTTTGCGGGGACGCCGCGAGGGAAGAACGAGTTCTACAACCTCCGCAACCGTGGCCTGAAGGGCGACGCCGATTGGGAGACGTGGATTCTCAAGGCCAGCGAGACCGGCCTTCTCTCCCAAGCTGACCTGAAGGACGCGCGGGACAGCATGGACACCAGCACATACGCCCGCGAGTACGAGTGCGACTTTGATGCGTCCATTGAGGGCGCCTATTACGCCGCCGAGATGGCGAAGGTTGAGGCTGAAAAGCGGTTCTGCCGCATCCCCATCGAGCCCACGGTTCAGGTCAATACGTGGTGGGACCTGGGCATAGACGACGCGACGGCCATCTGGTTCGTGCAGGATGTCGGCCAGGAACGCCGGATCATCGACTACCTGGAGGTTTCCGGCGAGGGGCTTCCGTCCATCGTCAAGCGGCTTGAGGCCAAGGACTACCGCTATGGTCGGCACATCCTGCCCCACGACGCCGAGGCCCGCGAGTTGGGCACGGGCGTCAGCCGAACCGAGACGCTGACCAAGCTGGGCCTGCGCAACATCGACATCATCGGCCAGCAGGAGGTCGCGGACGGCATCAACGCGGTCCGCCTGATGCTCTCGCGCTGCTGGTTCGACACCGACCGCTGCGAACGCGGGATTGAGGCTCTGAAGCAGTACCGCCGGGAGTGGGACGGCAAGCGCCAGGTCTGGCGAGAGCGCCCCCTCCACGATTGGGCCAGCCACGCGGCTGACGCCTTCCGCTACGGGGCATTGTCCCGACCGATCAACAAGACCCCCAAGGCTCTGGCCTTGCCCACCATCGGGATTGTCTGACCATGGCCTATCGCAACGACTACTGCCCGGTGTGGGCGCCGATCACGCCGCACGCCACCAACGGCCAGAACTTCTATGGCGCTCTGTGCCTGACGGCTGGCAACCTCGTCTTCACGAGCGAGGCCGGCGGTACGGAAATGACCCTCGCCATGACGGCGGGGCAAACCCTCGTCGGGCGCATCGTGCTGGTGAACACCACGTCTACCGGCACCTATGCAGGCGCCAAGGCGATCTGAGTTGGAACGCTCCGACGACGAACTGCTGACCCTCGTCCGCAACGAACGCCAGCGATCCGTTGGCTTCGGCGAAGGTGACGGCGGTGAGCTGGTCACGACCCGAGAGCGCGCGCTGAAATACTCGCGCGGCGAGATGGATGATCTGCCTTCGATGGAGGGCCGGTCTTCGGCTGTCTCCACCGACCTGGCGGAAGCCATTGAGACCGTGCTCCCTGATGTCATCGAGGTATTCATTGGCGGGGATGATGTCGCCACCTTCATCGCCAACGATGAGCAGGACGAGGCCCAGGCGGTCACGGAGACCGAGAGCGTCAACCACGTCGTCTTCACCGAGAACGAAGGCTTCCTGATCTTCTACACGGCGTTCAAGGACGCGCTGATGAACCGCACCGGGCTGTTTCACTGGTGGTGGGAAGAGAGCGAAGACGAAGAGACCTACAGCGGCCCGCCGGCAGAACTCGCCGTCCAGCTCATGCAGGGCGGCATCGACATCAGCGAAGCCGAGATCACCGAGAACGACGACGGCACGGTGACGGTGGAAGTCCCCTACATCAAGGGCAAGGTCTGCATCCAGGCCTGGCCCAGCGAGGATTTCACGGTCGCCGCGGAAACCACGACCCTGCGCGACACGACATATTGCGCGGCCCGCTCTCGCCAGCGCATCCAGGATCTGATCGCCAACGGGATCGACGCCGAGAAGGCCCGCGCCCTGCCGGCCTATGTGCGCCCCGACACGGTGAACCAGACCCGTGACGAGGCCGGAGAGCACGACTACAGCCAGGAGGGCGGAAACGGCGACCTTCGCATGGTCGAGGTCCGTTACCACTACATCCGCCTGCTGGACGAAGACGAGAACAAGCTCTGCCTCCATCGCGTGACCACGGACAGCGAAGAGACCGTGTTGCTGGACAAGGAAGAAGTCCCGCAGATCCAGTTCGGCGCCATCACGCCCTACATCAACGCCCACCGCTTTTACGGCGAGAGCGTCGCGGACAAGCTGTTCGAGGTCCAGAAGATCAAGACCGCGCTTCTGCGGATGCAGCTCGACAGCGGCTATTTCGCGCTCAATCAGCGCATGGAAGTGTCCGACGCCGGGTCCAACGAGCACACCATCGCCGATCTGCTGCGCAATGCCCCCAACGTCCCGGTTCGGTCGGCCACGGGTGACGCGGTTCGTCCCATCTCTGCCGGCGGCCTCAACTTCGATGTGCTTTCGGCCCTTGAGCACGCCTCGACCATGGGTGAGTCCCGCACAGGCATCGTGAGGAACGCTCAGGGCCTGAACCCCGACACGCTGCATGACACGGCCAAGGGCGCCATTGCGCTCATGACGGCGGCTCAGAAGCGCGTCCGCATGATCGCCCGCATCTTCGCGGAAACCGGCGTCAAGGACATGTTCCTCGGCGTGCGCGAGACGCTTCGGCAGGGATACGGCCAGGAGGGCGAGGACGGCAAGAAGCGCCGGATGCGCCCGATGAACGCCAAGCTGTCCAAGGGCTGGCAGGCGATCGACCCGACCAAGTGGCCGGAACGCTCTGGCATGTCGATTGAGGTCGGCGTGGGTTCCGCCGGCAAGGAACATGACCTGATGGTCGCCACCGAGGGCCTTCAGATCGCCCGCGAACTGGTGATGCAGCAGGGTGGGCTCGACGGCCCGCTGGTCACGGCTGAGAGCCTGCACAACCGTCTGATGAAGTGGTCACGAGCGGCGGGCGAGAAGAACCCGGAGAAATACTGGCCCGATCCGTCCAAGGCTGAGCCGCAAGAGCCCAAGCCCGACCCGGAAATGGCGAAGGTGCAGGCGCAACTGCAAATCGAGCAGCAGAAGAACCAGGGCCAGCTTCAGCTTCAGGCCGCGACCGCGCAGGCTGATGCTCAGATCCAATCCGCCAAGCATCAGGCGGACGCCCAAGCCTCCGAAGCCCAGGCCGAACGCGCGCACCAACTGGCTGTCCTGAAGGTCCAGGGCGAGCTTCAACTGAAGCGCGAGACGACTGAGGCCGAACTGGCGATGAAGCGTGAACTGCTGGCCGCCGAACTCCAGATGAAGCGCGAAGTCGCCCTTCTCAACGCGCAGATCGCCCACGAGACCGGCATGGCAAAGGTTGAGGCGTCTTCCAGCGTGTCTGAAGTCGAGCCTGGGGGAGAGCCCGGATGACCGACGAAGAGCGCATCAACCGAGGCCTCCAGGCCGCCCAGGAACTGCGTGTGACCGGCGAGGCGTTCGACGGCGTGCGCGCGCTGATCATCGACAACCTGTGCGCCACGTCATCCGCCGACCAACTCACCGTCCTGGCGCTCCACCGCCAGCTTGAAGCCCTCGCTCTCGTCCGCAAGGCCCTGATCCTCACCGTCTCGGATGGCGACGTGGCCCGCGCCTATTCCGAAGCGACCCAGGGCGCTACGCACTGAACACTATCGGCCCGGTAGACGCGGGCTTGCCTGGCAGATTGTCGTGCCCAGGTCCAAATATCGAACCGCGCGGACGGCGTGATGGGAACCACATAGCGAAGCGCAGGCCCAGTATTCGTGGACCACATCAGCTCAAGCGCAACGCCTAGATATTCATCTCGGACCATGGCGAAAGCCTAGCCGAACCGACACCCCGAAACCACCCACAAGGTGATTGATGTCCGAACCACTGTCTGTTGATCAGGCGGTGTCCGCTCTCATGGGCGAACCCGAACCCCAAGACACCCCCGTAGAGGCTCTGGAAGCGCCCCCTGAGGCCGCTGAAGACCCCACGGACGACATTCCCTCCGACACCCAGGAGGAAGACCCCGAAGGCGAGGCTGAAGAGCCCGGCGACGACGGGGAAGAAGACGCGGAAGCTGAAGCCGAGGCCGTCGCGCCCGTCGATGCTCCGTTGTGGTGGAAAGCCGAAGCCAAGGCCAAGTTCGCCGAACTGCCTCCTGAACTTCAAGCCGTCGTGCATGAACAGGAAGCCGTCCGCGAGAAGGTCGTAGCGGAGGCAAAAGCCCAGGCCGCCCAAACGGTCCAGGCCGCGCAGAAAGAGATGGAGGGGGTTCAGACCCTCGCCCAGCAACTCGCCGAATTCCTCCCGCAAGCCCTCGAAACCTTCGAGAGCCGCTGGGGAAAGCAGCCCGATTGGGCGGTAGTCGTGCGTGAGCAGGGCGCGGATGAAGCCTTCATCCTCAAGTCCCAATGGGAAACCGAGCAACAGCAACTTCGACAACTCGCCCAGGCGAACGAAGCGGCCACGGCGCAGGCGCACGAAGCCTACGTCAAGGCCGAGTTCACCCGCCTGGCTGAGATCGCGCCCGAGCTTGCGCCCGACGTCACCGACCCCACGAAAGGGGCCGCTGAGCGCGCGGACGTGAGCCAGTATCTGGAACGCGAAGGCATCCCTCGGGAAGCCATCCGCCAGATCAGCGCGACGGAAATGCTGATCGCCCGCAAGGCCCAGCTCTGGGACAAAGCGCAGGCCCAACCCAAGGCCCTGGCGAGCAAACCCAAACCCGCCGCCCCCGCGAAGAGCCCGGTTCGTCCGGCTGCTTCCGTCCCGGCGGCTACCCCACAACGTGCAGCGCAACAGGCGCAAGGCCGGTTCCATCAGGCGCCGACCATCGACAACGCCGTGGCGCTCCTTCTCGCAAGGAAATAGGCGATGACCGCCCCCACCAATACCATCGGCTCGACCGGTACGCCGGTCCCCAACATCGGCATCCGTGAAGACCTGGAAGCCACGATCTATCGTGTCGCCCCGGAGTCCACGCCGTTCATCTCGACCATCGGCACGACCAAGGCCAGCAACGTCTTCCACGAGTGGCAGACCGAGACCCTGGCGACCCCCGTCGCCACGAACGCCCAACTCGAAGGCGATGACTACACGCTGGGCGCCGCGAACCTGACCACCCGCGTCGGCAACTACATGCAGATCGTCGCCAAGACCGGCGGCGTGTCCCGCACGCAGGAAGTCGTGGACAAGGCTGGCCGCGCGTCGGAACTGGCCCGCCAGAAGGTGCTCAAGACCATCGAGGTCAAGCGCGACCTGGAAATGCGCCTGGTCGGCAACTACGCGTCGGTCGTGGAAAACGGCGCCACCACCCGCAAGAGCGCGGGGATGCTGGCGTTCCTCACCACCAACACGTCCAAGGCCGGCTCTGATGGCGGTTTCTCGTCCGGCATCGTCGCCGCGGCCACCAACGGCACCCAGCGCACCTTCACCGAAGCGTTGGTCAAGTCGGTGCTCTCCACGGCCTTCTCCAACGGCGCCACCCCGAGCATTGCGATGATGGGCCCGACCCACAAGCAGCAGTTCTCGGCGTTCACCGGCATCGCCGACATCCGCGCGGATGTGTCCGGCAAGTCTCAGGCCACCATCTACGCGGCGGCCGATGTCTACGTGTCCGACTTCGGCTCGCTCTCCATCGTGCCGCACCCCTACGGCCTGACGCGGGACTGCCTCTTCTACGACCCTGACTACGTGAAGCTCGCCACTCTCGACGGGCTGAAGTCCAAGGAACTGGCGTCTTCGGGCGACAACATGAAGTTCCTGCTGACCCTTGAGAAGGGGTTGGTCTGCTCGAACGAGAAGGCTCACGCCGTCATCCGCGATCTGACCTAACCGACCTAGGGGGCGGGCCTACGGGCTCGCCCCCGCTTCTATGGAGCCAACATGCCTGCAATCTCCAAAGCCAGCCTCAACGCCCAGGCCCGGATCGACGAGGAGGCCGCCGCCGCGCTGAAGCATCGCGCCGCCCGCCAAGCCGCCTCCCAGGTCAAGGACGACACCCCGCCCGATCTCGTGGACATCCGCATCCTTCCGCTGGGCCATGGCAAGGTGTCGATGGGCGTCCACATCGCCGGCATCGGTGACGCCCACTACGACAAGGGCGAGATCGCCAAGGGCTGGCTGCGCGAGAACGCCGAGGCGCTTGAGGCGCGCGGCTTCGCTGAAATCCTGGAGCCCTGATCCATGAGCCGGGAACTGTTCCTCACCACCACGGAAGCGGGCATCTCGCACTCCATGCTGGAGGATGAGCAGGGCCGTCTCGTGGGCTTCCGCTCGGTCGGGGAGACTGACCCGGTCATCGAGCGTAACAAGGCGATGCTCACGCAGAACGACGGCTACACGCCTGACCGCTCGATGCGCCGCGTCGCCTCCATCCCCTACATCCTGATCGCCAAATGGCTGAACGAAGAGGGCTGGAACGCCCTCGACCCGGCCAACGCCGACCGGCTGATGCGCAAGCTCAACTCCAGCGAATACGCCCACCTGCGCACCGCTGAAGGCCGCCTAGGCATGTCCAACGGGGTCATGCGCTAGATGGCCGTCATCTCGACCTACGCGACCCTCAAGACGGCCCTGGCGAACTGGTCCGAGCGGTCGGATCTGACGGACCTCCTGCCGGACTTCGTGAACTACGCCCACCAGGAGATCGGTCGGACCCTTCGCGCCAACGTCAACCTGCTGACGGCTGACGTGACGGTGAGCGGCGAGAGCGCGGCGGTCCCGACCCGGTTCCGGGCGATGAAACGGGCCTATTACGACACCACGCCGCGCCGGCTGCTGAAGATGACCAGCCCTGAAGGCCGGGCGGACATCACGGCTGAGTTTGCGACCTCAACCTATGCCACGCACGCGTCGGTGGAAGGCTCGCTGCTGTTCTTCGGCCCGGTTCCGAGCGGCGGCGGCACGCTGAAGACCGCCTACTACGCCACCCCGGCCACCCTGAGCGCCGACGCCGACACCAACGTGGTGCTGACGCTCTACCCGTTCATGTACCTCTATGGCGCCCTTGCCGAGCTGTTCCGCTACATCGAGGACAACGACAAGGCCGACCGCTACGAAAGCCGCTTCCGGGGCCTGATCAAGGACACCAACCTCTCGGAAGCGCAGGACCAGACGAGCGGGCCGATCCAGGGCCGGGCGAGCGGCGGCGTTGTCTAACCTTACCCCGCCGCCCGGTCCGTTCGCGGGCTTCTTCACGGCGGTTTCCGAAGCGATCCGCCAGCTTCAGCAGCCCCGCCAGCCGGTCCAGTTCTACGGCGTGACGCAAGCGAACCTGCCCCCGGCAGCGTCTTGGCCCTACGGCGCGATCTACGTGACCGACCTCAACACCTTGGCAGTTTCGACGGGCTCTAGCTGGGTTCGTGCAGACGGGAGCGCGCTTTAGTCATGCCCTCATCCTTCACCGACGAACTGGCGATTGAGAAGCAGGCCGCCGGGGAGAACATAAACGTCTGGGGCGATCCCAAGCTAAACAACGCTCTCACCAGACTGACCAAAGGCATTGCTGGCTATCGCGCTATTGCGCTGACGGCCAACTACAGCTTGACCTCGTCCAGCTCGGCAAATCCGGCGACCAACCCAGAACTTCTTGAGGCCTATCACGGCGTCCTCAAGTTCACCGGGACCGGGACTTACACCGTCACGATCCCGAGCAAGGCGAACCGCTTCGAGGTCTGGAACGCGCTCACCTCGGATCTGATCATCTCGACGGGTTCGGGCGCCACGGCAACGCTGAAGACCGGCGAGAAGTGCACCGTCATCTGCGACGGGACCAACTGCTACCGGGTGCAGCCGACCGACTTCGGCGCCCAGCGGATTACGAGCGTTCTCGACCCCTCCAGCGCCCAGGACGCGGCGACCAAGGCCTATGTGGACGCCACGGCGTTCTCGTCGGCCGGCGGCACCTTGCCAGGCCAGACGGGCAACGCGGGCAAGTTCATCACCACGGACGGCGTGACCGCTTCGTGGGCCGCTGTCCCGCAATCCGGCGTGACCAACCTCGTCACTGACCTGGCCGCGCTCACCGCCGCCGACACCGCCAATCTCGCCACCGCGAAGGCCTTCGCCATCGCCATGGCCGTCGCCCTCTAGGAGCCCCAGATGGCCGTTACGCCGAACAACATCATCACCCCGCAGACGCCGAACGCCGCCACCGTGCGGCACGCGACCGCGAACACGACGTTCACCGCGAACCCGACCACGCCGACCCTGCTGATGACGGCGGGGGCCAATGGCGCGCGCGTCACGCGCCTGGTTGCGATCCCCAACGAGACCATCGCCGACACGCAGCTTCAGGTCTTCCGCTCGACCGACGCCGGCACGACGATCATCCTGTTCGATAGCGCCAAGGCCCTGGCCTACACCTATGCGACGGGCACCGAGGCGACCACGACCGACTTCGCCTACACCGACCTGAACCCGATCATTATGAAGGCCAATGAGCGGCTGTATGTCGCCAACGGCATCGCCAAGTCGATCAGCTACACGGCGGAGTGGCAGGACTACTAATGCCCGCCAAGCCGCAGTTCGGCGGACGTGCGTTCGGCATGGTGGGATTGCCCGGTCAGCGCATGGCCGCGCGCCAAGCGACGCCGGAATACATTCTGAGCCCGTCGGACGGCGTGATCACAGCTTACAAGTCCGGCTGGCACCTGTTCGCACTTTATGGGGCCGGCGGACGTGGCGGCTCTTCACTGGGGACCGACGCGGCTCACGGCAACGGCGGCGGTGCGGCCCTGAAGTGGGCCTATCTTCAGAGGGGACAGACCGTCTCCTATCACACGGGAGACGGCAACACCGGAAACGGCGATCACACGACCGTAACGTTGCCAGATGGGACAGTGATTACAGCGGAACAGGGCCGTTTGGGTTTGCCAGGGTTTGTCCCTCCGCAATCCCAAGATGGTCGCGGTCTGAATGGCGACATAAACCGCCAAGGTGGCTTCGGGCACGGCTGGACTAACCCCGATAGCAACGCCAATACTAACGATGGTGTCTCGATCCCGGCCGTCGCGGGCGAGTGGGGCGGCACGGTTGATCCGAATGGCGGCGGCTCCGGCGCGGGCTTCCGAGATATCTTCCCGCAAATCTATGGCGATGGCGGCCCATCGGGCTACGGGACTGCGCTCGGAGGCTTTCCGGGCGGCGGTGGACAGGCCAACGTTTCAGGCGGCACGGGCGGGGCGGGCGGCAACGGCCTCCTGATCTACGTCAGACCGGCCTAACCCGGCAGGAAGATGTATCGCTCGGCATCTGGCGTCCCTGCGGGTAGGTTCCAGAAATTGGTGCTCGGAGCGATCTCTTTGACGATTAAAGAAGCCAGGAAAAGCGCCCCTTCAGGCGTGATTTGAAAGACATCGTCGGCGAGTGAGACCAAGTCCGGGTGCGACGTAGCAAGTGCCTCCAGCGCCTGCCGCAGCGGGCCATCGTTGACGTGCGCTAGCCGCAAACTGTTGTCGGGGTTCGTCATGGACCCAGCCTACGCCACACTTGTCGAGGGGTCATCCAACAATGCGCTTTCCCCTCGACATACCCCCCGGCCTGGTCAACGATGATACGTCCTTTTCGGCGGCCCCGCGCTGGTATGACGGATCGAACGTGCGTTTCCGGCTTGGCCGCGCGCAAGTGGTCGGCGGCTGGGAAAGCCTTGTTGGAACGGCGCTCACCGGCGTCTGCCGCACGGTCTTCGCCTGGACGGACAAGTCGAGCGTGCTGGACGTGGGCTTCGGCACCCATTCGGCGCTGCAACTCTGGCAGGGCGGGGCGGTCTACACCATCACGCCGACGCTGAAATATCCCCCCGTCATCCTGACGGCGTCGAGCCCTATCGCCACCTCCAACGGCACGCCCACCATCGTCGTAACCCAGGCCGGGCATCCGTACACGACCGGCGACAGCATCATCATCACCGGGGCCACGGCGGTCGCAACCGTGACCATCAACGGCACCTGGACGATCACGGCGACGACGACCAACACCTGGACCTTCACGGCGGGATCAAACGCAAGCTCCACGACCACGGGCGGCGGAACAGCGGTCAAGATTGCGCCTCAGGTCGCGTTTGCGGCGGGCTCCATCGACGGCACGGGCGGGGCGGGCTACGGGACCGGCGCCTATTCGACCGGGACCTATTCCAGCCCCTCGACCTATGACTATTTCCCGCGCACCTGGAGCCTTTCGGCCTGGGGCTTCAACCTGCTGGCAAACCCCCGCGCCGGGACGATCTACGAGTGGGACTACACGAACACCGCCGTCGTCGCGGCTCCGCTTCTCAATGCCCCGGCTCAAGTGACCTACACCCTGGTTTCGCCCATGGATGGCGGCTATCAGGTGTTCGCGCTCGGCTGCAACGAAGAGGCGTCGGGCGTCTTCAACCCGCTCTGCATCCGACACTCGGGCATCCGCGATAACACGAGCTGGACCACGACCAGCAGCAGCACGGCGCGCGAGTACATCCTCACGGGTGGCGGGCGCATCGTCGCGGGCCGCATGATCGGCTCCTATATGCTGGTCTGGACCACGGAAGGCCTCTTCCTCGGGACCTTCATCGGCAACCTCAACCAGCCGTGGAAGTTTGAACAGGTCGGGCGCAAGTGCGGCCTGATCGGCCCCAACGCCGCGATTGTCGTGGGTCAGCGAGCGTTCTGGATCAGCCCCGATCGGCAGTTTCATCAGTACAGCCTCGGCGGTGAGCCCGACATGGTGTCGTGCCCCATCCGCACGGCCTTCGCCGAGAACCTGGCGGCGTCGCAATCCGACAAGATCGTGGCGTCTTCGATCAGCGAGTTCGGCGAAATCCGCTTTGACTATCCCGACGCTCGAGACGGGTACGAGAACAGCCGGTATCTGGCGCTCTCGGTCTCCGGTGAGAACGCCGGGGCATGGTATCGCGGCATTATGGCCCGCACCGCCTTCGTGGACGCCGGCCCCAGCCTCTACCCTATCGGCGTGACCTATGACGGCGCGGTCTATTGGCACGAACGCGGCCAATCGGCGGACGGCAGCGCGCGGGACTGGTTCATCGAGACTTCGGACCAGTATTTTGACGAAAACTTCACCATGCTCTGCAAGGGGTCATGGCCCGACATTCAGGAGCAGGTCGGCGGGGTG